GGTGTCCGTCCCGTGTCGGGCGGGGCGGCCACCACCGACCAACGGAGTGACCATGGGAATTTTCAGTCGAAGCGTGAACAAAGCGGCGATCAGTCCCGCCCCTGAACCCCATGTGAAAGCGGCTGCCGCCGGGTCAGGTTCCCGCGACGGGTACGGCACCTATGGCGGGTACACCAGCCAAGCGAACGGCATCAATTTTGTCGGTGCCTATTACACCTACTACGAGGGTGAGGCCCGCAATCGTGCCATGTCGGTGCCGACGATCAGCCGTGCCCGCGACCTTCTCGCCTCGGTGATCGGCTCCACCTACCTGTGCATGTATACCGAACGGTGGAACGATCAAACGTTGGAAATGGAAGAAGTCGACTTGGCCCCTCGAGCATGGCTCCGCCAACCCGACCCGTCCGTCCCGTACTCCACCCTCATGTCGTGGACATTAGATGACCTGTTCTTCTTCGGCCGTGCGTTTTGGTACATCACTTCACGCACAGCTGACGGTTTCCCCGCGTCGTTCACCCGTTTGCCCGCAGGCACCGTCACCACACAAGACCAGTCCGGCCCGGTGTGGTTCGCCCCCTCGAGCGAAGTGTATTTCCAAGGTGGAATGATCCCGCCGGAGGATTTGGTGCAGTTCATCAGCCCGGTGCAAGGCATCATCTACATGTCCGAACAAGCCGTCGCTACCGCCCTCCGCCTCGAGGAATCCCGCTACCGCAACGCACAATCCGCCATGCCCTCAGGCGTACTAAAGCAGACCGGTGGCGAGCCGTTGTCCGCACAAGAACTGGCTGATCTTGCGGCCGCGTTCAACAGTGCCCGCATGTCCAATCAGACGGCCGCACTCAACGAATTCTTGGATTACACCGAAACCAAAGCACTGCCCGACAACATGCTGATGATCGAATCCGCCGAATTCCAAGCCAAAGAACTGTGCCGCCTCACCAACATCCCGTTCTACTTGGCTGGTGTCAACATCGGGTCATACCAATACACGACCAGCCGTGGTGCCCGCGAGGATCTGTACCTGTTCGGTGCCCGCCAATACTTGGACTGCGTGTCACAGACACTCAGCATGAACAACGTGCTACCGCGAGGCACCTACGTCAAATTCGACATCGACGACTACCTCGAAGGTGTCATGGAAGATGCCATGGAAGAAATGCCCGAAACCACACAAACACCCGACACTGAACCATTGGAGAACTGATGCACATTCAACTATCAGCAGGCTTCGCATTGGACGTGGAAGCGGCCGCAGGCGAAACCACCAGCCGCCGCGAAATCTCCGGCCTCGCCGCCCCCTATCAGGTGTCCGCCACGGTAAGCGGAGGGGAATCCGTCATGTTCGCCCCCGGCTCCCTGCCCGTCGACGGCAAAGCCCCCAAACTGTTCATGTACCACGACGCATCACAGCCGGTCGGCCTTGTCACCGAACGACGCGAAGCCGCTGACGGATCGGGCATGCTTTTCACCGCCAAAATCGCCGCCACCACAGCCGGCGACGAAGCGTTGCAACTGGCCAAGGAAGGCGTGCTGGACAGCGTTTCTGTGGGTGTCGACGTGATCGACTCCTACCAAATGGAGGACGGAACCACCGTCATCACAGCGGCCGAATGGCGGGAGTTGTCACTTGTCCCCATTCCGGCATTTGCCAGTGCTACCATCACCGATGTGGCCGCCTCGGCGGACACGACTCCCGACACCGAAAACCAACAAATCCTGAACGAGGAGAACGAAGTGTCCGAAGTCGAAGCCGCCGCCCCCGAAGCCGCACCCACCGCCCCCGCCATTTTCGCCCAGCCGCGTAAGGCTCCTCGCCTGCCTTCGGCCGGTGAGTGGATGGCCGCTTACCACATCGGAGGCGACACGTTCGCCAAGGTGAACGGTCAGGTGGCCGAGGGGAAGAAGGAGAACCAGTCGACCTTCGAGGCCGCCGCTGGTGACATCGCCACCACGAACACGCCCGGTCTGTTGCCGGTGCCCGTGCTCGGCCCGTTGGTGCAGAACATCAACTTTGTCCGCCCGGTCGTCAACCGTTTGGGTGCCCGTGCCTACCCGGACGGTGGAGCACAAAAGACGTTCGTGCGTCCGACCATCACCACGCACACCAGCGTCGCCGCACAGGCCGCCGAATTCGACGCAGTGTCCGCCACCACCATGGTGATCGCATCCAACACCGTCACCAAGACCACCCTCGCCGGTCAGGTCACCCTGTCGGTGCAGGACATGGACTTCACCTCACCGGCCGCCATGCAGTTGATCCTCAACGATCTCATGGGCGAATACATGTTGGCGAGCGACAACAAAGCGGCAGACGATTTGCTGGCCGCCGCCACCTCGAGCGGCGTGTGGGACGGAACCACCACCGACCTGATGAAGTCGATCTACGACGCGGCTGTGGACGTGTCCAACGGAACCAACTTCTTCCCGGACACCATCTTCGTGTCGCCGGATGTGTGGGGACAGATGGGACAACTCGTCGACGGCTCCAACCGTCCCGTGTTCCCGTATGTCGGTTCGGCCGGTTTGCAGGGCTTCAACGCCCTCGGCGGCGGCAACGCCACCACATGGGTCGGCTCCAACCCGCTCGGCCTCGAGATCGTCGTGGACAGCAACTTTGCCGCCAAGACCATGGTCATCACCAACAGTCAGAAGGCGTTCGAATTCTACGAGCAGGTTCGTGGACTCACCAGCGTCGAAGTGCCCGCCACCCTCGGCCGCACCTTCTCGTTCCACGGCTACGTCAGCACCTTCGCCGCCGTGTCGTCGATGATCCGCAAGATCACGCAGGCCTGATCGGAGGGGCCGCCACATGGCGACCTACACAGTCCAATACGGAGTCATAGTCCCCGGCTACGTCACCGCCACCACATTGACCCCCAACGAGATCGTGGTGGGCGGATCGGTGACAGTCGCAGGTGTGGGAGCGGCGTACAACGGCACGCACACGGTGTACGCCCTCCCACAGTATTTGCCGATCAACGTCGACAGCGACGGCATCATCGAGTACGACACGTCGTATCCGATCGCCAACGCGGTCATGTGGGCCGACGACCAAGACCCCGAATCAATCAACGCCATTACCGGCACGATCGCCTACAGCCCGACATGCACTTGGATTACCTACACGCAGATTCAGGACTGGTTGGGTATCACGCTCGCGGGCGGTGCTGAAACCGCGTTCCTGACGCAGTGTGCGGCCGCCGCCAATGCGTTCTGCTACCGCCGCCGCGAAGAATCCGGGTACATCGACGCACTTGCCACCAGCCCGTCAGGTGACGTAACGCTCGGAACGATCATGTACGGCGGTGCCCTGTACCGTCAGCGTGGAGCCATTGACCAGTTTGCGTCGTTCTCCGACATGGGGCAAGCCCCCACCACCGGCCTGTCACCGCTCATCAAACAACTGTTGGGTATCTCGAGGCCGCAGGTCGCATGAGATGGCCTACACCGACCTGTTCAACGAGGCGATCGACGACCTGTCCGCCACGCTCGCCACGATCAGCGGATTACGGGTCGTCACCGACCCCGCCAAAATCAACCCACCCTGCGTCTTTTTGGATGCACCGTCGTGGGAATCGTTCAACGGGAACATCGTCAAAATGACCTTTCAGGCTCGAGTGTTCAGCCTCGGCCCATCCAACCTTGACGCACTCCGCGACATTCTTGCCATCTGTGCCAAGTTGCTGGAGAAGAATGTGGCGGTGATGGACGGCCGCCCGGTATCTATTCAAATCGGCGGACAAGAGTTCCCCGCCTACGAACTCACAATACCCCTACAAGCACAGGCAGGCTGACAATGGCACTTCGCATCATCTCCACCCGTATCGGCGAACTGGGAGCAATCTACGAACCTGTGGAAGGCATCAACGTCGAGGCGTTGATTGCCGGAGGTTTCGTTGAGGAAGCCCACACCGCCGGTGGCAAATCTGCTAAAAATAAGAGCACGGCTCCCGACGCTGGCAACAATCCCAAGGAGTAATCATGGCCACGTCGACCTACCTTTCCAACCCAGTCGTCACCATCAACGCTGTCGACATTTCCGACCAGTGCACGTCGGCCACCATCAGCCAGCAGTACGACCAACTCGAGTCGACCGCGTTCGGTGACACCGCCCACAAGTACGTTCAGGGTTTGCAGAACAACAGCATCACCCTTGACCTGTACTGGTCGACCGCCGCGTCGGAGACGTACGCCACCCTCAAGGCGTTGGTGGGCACCTCCACCAACATCACGATCAAGGGATCGTCCGCCGCCACGTCGGCCACGAACCCGCTGGGCACCCTCACTGGCGGGTTCTTGGCTGAACTCCCCGTCGCTTACACCATGGGCGAACTTGCCACCGTGTCCGTCACCTTCAACGGTGGCACATGGGCATGGTCGGAAGCCTGACCTAAACAAAACCCGAAAGGCCCGACATGAAACTTCACCTGAAGGTCGACATCGGTGACGGCCCGTTCGTCATCACCACCAACCTGCAAACCGTGATTGCATGGGAACGCAAATACCGGAAGAAAGCCGGTGACCTTGCGTCCGGCATCGGCATGGAAGACCTCGCGTTTATGGCGTGGGAATGCTGCAAACGTGACAAGGTGGTCGTGCCAGTCGAATTTGACTCGTTCATCAACCGACTGGTGGAACTTGAGGTGGTGTCCGAAGAAGTGGTCGGCCCTTTCTCCCCGGCACCTACCGACGCTCCTTAGCAGAACTGCTAATCAGCACCGGCTGGTGGCCGCCTGATGTACCATTTGATTTCGAGGACGTGGCGACCGTGGCCGCCATCATCAAGGAGTCAAAACGATGACCGCGAGCATCAGGGTGGAAGGAGTAGCCGAAACGCTTCGCATTCTGCAACGCATCGACCCTGAACTCCGTCGTCAACTCATCAAAGACCTAAAGCAGGTCACCAAACCGGTCACCAACGCCATCAAAGGCAACTACACCGACCAACTACTGTCCGGAACCGAACGCACATGGTCACCTCGAGGCCGCACCATTTTCCCGTACACCCGCCAAAAAGCCGTCGCCGGGGTAAAGGTCGCCGCCTCATCATCCAAGCGAAAACAAACCCTGTTGAGCATCACCCAAAAAGACCCGGCCGCCTCCGTGTTTGACATGGCAGGTCGAGCCAACGACAACCCGCTGGCCACCGCATTTGATACCCGTTTCCCTACGCCATCCCGCGTCATGTGGCGATCCTACGAACAGGCCGACGAAGGCATGATGGACGAAATCCGCAAGTCCGTGGATCAGGTCATGGCCTCAATCAATGACCTACAAAGGGTGATCCTGTAATGGCCATAAAAATCCCCATCATCACCGAACTGCAAGACGAAGGCATCGCTAAAGCCAAACGCGAATTTGACAAGTTCAAGGGTGCCGTTGCCGGTGCTGAAGGCACCATGGGCAAATTCAAGGCCGGTGGAAAAGCCGCGTTTGATGCCGTCGCCAAAAACGCCTTGGTGTTTGCCGCATCGGCTACCGCCGCCATTGTCACCTTCGGTGTCAAAGGGGTAATGGCCTTCCAAAACTTGGCTATTGCGGCAGGCAAATTTTCCGACTCAACTGGGCTGGCCGTTGACGAAGCATCCCGCTGGATCGAGGTAGCCGGGGACATTGGTATTGAGGCCGCCACCGTTGAAACGTCCATCGGCAAAATGAACAAAGAGTTGGGCACCTCGCCCGACAAATTCAGAAAACTTGGTGTTCAACTGGCATACACCAGCGGCGGTGCAGTCGACGTAAACGAAACCTTTCTGAACGTCATTGACCGATTGAACGGCATGAAAAACCCGGCCGAAAAAGCCCGGGTTGCGTCTGAATTATTGGGTAGGGGCTGGCAGTCAATGTCCGAACTGATTGCTCAAGGTTCCGACCAACTGCGGACAAGTTTGGCTGAGGTCAGCGACGCAAAAGTTATTGACCCGGCGGAATTGGAACGTGCCCGAAAATTCCGCAAGTCAATGGACGACATGCAAGACAGCGTTGGCGACTTGGCAACATCTTTGGGTGAAAACCTGATCCCAATGGTCACCGCACTGGCTGACGGTTTGCTATGGGCAGTCGACGCGGCTAAAAAACTGGGCGATGCCCTGACCTTTTTGCCGCCCGTCTTGGACAAGATCGTTGACACTGATTATGTGCTGAAACAGGGAAAACTGAACCAATCGTGGAAAGAGGGTTACGAGTCAATGGTGGCGGCAGCAACCGCATCCCGCCATCTGTTTATGAGCCTTGATAATACCCGTGATGCCACCAACGAACTGAATTATGCGTGGCAAGCCTTGTTGGGTCAACTTGACAAAGACGAACAAATTCGGCGGGCACGAGAAGCGGTCACCGAAATGCATGACGCGGCCGTCGAGGCGTTTACCGATCCGTCTAAGGTGAACGCTTGGAAAGATTCGGTGCAGCAGGCTTATGAAGCGGTCGCCCGCCTTATTGAGGCGATTGGACTGACCAGCCAAGAACAGAACCGAATTAAGGTGCTGGTTGATACTGGCGAAATTGAATCCGCGATCCGCCTGCTTGAGATCATGTCTCGTAACCCGGGCACCAGCCTGACGGATGCGATGCGTTTCCGTGGCCCTCGAGCGAACGGTGGGCCGGTGTCGGCTGGCGGCACCTATTTGGTGGGTGAGCGTGGCCCGGAACTGTTGACGATGGGTGCCCGTGGCGGGTACATCACTCCGAACGGTGCGATGGGTGCCACGGTGAACGTGACTGTTACGTCCGCCGACCCGAATCAGGTGGTGGCGGCCCTCCAGCAGTACGTCCGACTCAATAACCGACTCCCAGCAAACGCCATCGGCTAATGAGCACTATTGAATGGAACATAACGATTGGTGCGACGTCGTTCACGTCTATCACTCAAAGCCTGTCGTTTTCCGTTGGACGCTTTTCATGGTTCAATACACCGACTGGGAACAACTGCACTCTTACCGTCCGAAATAACACCGGACAGGCCGCCACGATTGCCGAGGGCGACCAGATCATTATCGGCAACGACCTATCAGCAATCGACATGTATTTTTATGTTGTCGAGGTGACGTATCAGGACGACATGGCGCTCGGCGCATACACCGCGACGATCACGGGCACCGATGCCCTCGGCATGATGTCACTGTTCTACGTGAATGATGATCCTGCCATCGGCTACACAAACGCGATCTATCAGGCCGGACTTCTCGCTCAAGAGGTTTATCCGTTCGTCCCGCCGTACCCGCCCGCAACAGCGATCAACGGTCGTGCGACCGTCTCCGACGCGTTCGATCCGACCACCATCGGCCAGCGCGTCGTCGACCTTCTCCTCACCGAGAATTCGACGTACTACTACGACGGGGCAACCTTAGAGTTCCGCACGTCCAGCGCACCGTCCGCCTCCCTTTTCACGTTCGGCCTGAACGCCTCAACGAAACTTGTCTATGACGGACTAACCCGAAAACTTCCGAACGCAAACTATCCAAACGTCGTCAACCTCACCTCGACGACTGTGGGCACGACTCAAGCCGTCAGCAACTCAAATTATCAACGCAATTACGACCGGCAAGTGCTGTTCAATAACACAGCCCAACAACAGGCACAGACCGACTACTACGCAAACGTGTTCGCCGAGGAAGAGTTGTACGCCGACGTGCGGTTCAACGACAACGCCCAAACAGACACGCGAATGACCGAGTTCCTTGACGAACTTTCCGCGATGTCCGGCAAAACGACGACCCTTACCTACTATTCGCCCTACTACGGCGCAAATACGACCGTCACGATGGTCGTCGAGGGTGCGACAGTG